TCTAATTTCTAATATGGTCTCAAAATAATATTTTTTGTATTATTTTATGTGATGACTTATCATCACAAAATATTTTATGTTTTAAAACTATTTAGACCATAACTAAATATCATTTTGCAACTTAATTTAATGGTGCGGTTAAATCTTTAAAACTTTTATATTCTTTAGACGCTATATCGTAATACTTTAATACGACCGAAGTGTCTTGCTTCAAACTGCCTTGATAATTTACGCTCTTCTTTACCGAGACGCAAAAATCATTCAGCGAACGAAATGCCTCACCTTTTATGATGTCATATTCATCACACTCATAAACACAATTTTTACTCTTATCGATGAGGCAAAATCTTTTGAAGACGCAACCTTTTTTCTGCTCGTATATGAAGCGAGTATTTCGATTAACCATTTCATTAAGAGGTTTGCGACTGAAGAAGGTAGAACTTTTCGCCTTGACGATTTCGCCTGACGCTTTACGCTCTGCGTTTTTCTTCGCTTTCGCTTCACCAAGAAAGGTGAGAACCTTATTGAGTTCAGCATCAATCGCTCGATTTTTTTCTCTTGCTTTATGGTGTGCCGAACTAATAAGTTTCTCATTTTCTTCTAACAGCAACCTAACCTCTTCACGCAGTTTATCAATTTTTTCACGATTTTCTTCTGCCTGATTGTGTATGATGCTAATTTCTCTTGTTAGGTTGTCTTCTTTCTGCTTGATAAGACGACCCTTTTCACCCTTTAACATTTTAATTAAGGGGGTGTCTTCTTCGACTACTTCTTCTTCATCGTCTTCACTCGGTTCATCGTCAGCGACGACGGGGGGTGTGCGACACTTCTCACACACTTCGCCTATGATGTCGGTCTCACCCTTACACTCGGGGCAGAGATAGACAGAGGCAACCTCTTCAGGTTCTTCGTCAGCGACGGGCAGGGCGACGGCAACAGGGGCGGTCTTCTTCACGGGGGTTCGCTTGGGGGGCATTTGGTCGGTTATACACTAATATAAAAGTTCTCTTTAAGTTCTTTTTATACAATATTACTATATTATTATTCTCGAACAAAATTATTTAGATCGTGATATTTAGTAAATAAGGTAGGGGTAGAGCATGTATTTACTATATATTTTATTGCATCGCAATATTGTTCGACAGATATAATATAACAATAATGTATAAAAAGAACTTAAAGAGACCTCTCTTATTAGTGTATAACCCGCAAATGACCGCTGACGCAACCCTTCACACTTACAACGACAACATCATTACTTTTTGTGATGATATTACCCTCACAGAGAGGCGTGAGATACAAGAGCATCTCAAACTTGGTTATGATAAGCGACTGCCTATCACCTACATAGCGACTACGCTCTTCTTACTGGGTCATAAGTATTTCAGTATCAACGGCAACAGATACGGCGATGACGAAGAGATTGATATTATGGGGTCTTTCAACTACACCATAGATGAAGACGATGAAGACGATTAGATAATATGTGAGCGTTTATGGTCTCACACATTATTTTTTTTTTTATTTCTCGAGACCAGTTCTTTACAAAGGGAGACCAGTTCTTTATAAAGGATAGGATAGATGGGATTATTTTTTTTCATACGCCATTACCAGTTCTTTACAATAGGATAAATAGTCCTATCAATATTTACCAGTTCTTTAGACCCTATTTACTAAATATTTTCGTGCATCGTATTTTTGTTCGATAAAAATAATATAGCAATATTGTATAAAAAGAACTTAAAGAAATCGCTTTATTCTTTGTATAACACGATGAACCGCAACGACACTCTTCAACTATCCGCAGGGATAATATTCGCTCTTCAGCATCATCTACCTACAGATGATTATACTCCTTACGACGCTCAACAAGCACAAGAAGGATTGATGAAAATATTCAATTCAAATAATACCGAACAAGGTGAAAGGATAAGACAATTAGAAAGAGAACTACAAAAAGAGAAAGAAACTTCCCAACGCTTATTTAATAAATTAAGTGAGGACGCTATGGTTAAAAGTTGGAAGAAAAAATATGTTAATAGAAATCCTCTTTGTCTATTATGTGGAAAGGATAGACATTCTAATAATAGAGATAAATATGGTTATTGCCCTTTATTGCGTGATTGCTTTACCTGCGAGGAATGTGGTGATAGAAGATGTGCGAAATCCTACAACACATTCAACGGCGAACATATCTCATTAGGAGAGATAATGCTTTCAAGACACGATGAAGATAGAGAAGAATTAATGAGGACTATGGAAGCATACAACGATAAACATACACCTTCTTTCGCATTAACAGAATATCCTAATTTAACGACTGACTGCGAAATTGCGGATATGGTAAATGAATGGTTCAAGAAATCGATAGAAGAACCTAATGAGATATTCAAACTACTATCCTACTATCGTGATGAACTTTCAATATGTAATGATACGCATATATAGGGAATAATATAGTGAGGATATGTCTCACAATATTATTAAGTTGCACTCTTACTCGGCAATAGAAGATAATTCTTCTTCTGTTTTACCAGTTCTTTCCCACAACATTTCTTCTACTGGTGTAGGTTTGTCAGGGATAGGTATATCTTCCTCCCCTACTTCAATTTCCTCCCAATTACCAGTTTCTTTATCCTTCTTCAATAAGTATCCATTATACTTTGGTAAGGAGTAAAATGTTTTAAAATGTGTTTCACAACACGCCTTCTCCCGAATATACCTAATATCATTTGTAAGGAGTGCGTTAGAGCAGAAGTATTCAGCATCTTCACCACATAGCAAACCTTCCTCCGCCTTACCTCTCCCAGTAAAAATATCACAGACAGGGGATATATCAAAAGTTTTCCCAGCGACTTTATTCATTTTATAATATATCGAAATATTTTTATTTTCCTAAATATTACGAAATTGTTAAAAAAGGATACATACCATTTTTTACTTTATGCCGACTTTCATAGTCCCAAATATCGTATGCTAATTCATTAACACTTTTCCGTTTGCCGTCATCACCGATTACGCTTATTGAATAGCGTTTAGCATATTCCTTCAAGGAAGGATATTTTGTTTTTTCAGGCATTTACCAGTTATATTATATAAATATTTTATTCCTATAATATAAAATGCCTACGCCAACAAATCCTAAACTCTACCAAGAAGTTAAGGACTTCATTATGAGTAGATACAAAAAAAACTCCGCATTTGCTTCGGGTGCTATTGTGAAAGAATATAAACGAAGAGGAGGTAAATACACAGGTGATAAAGAAAAGGCAGACCTTACTCGATGGTTTAAGGAAGAGTGGATCGATGTAAATCCATTACTCAAGAAAAAAGATAGAAATGCTTATCCATTATTTCGCCCCACGATTAGAGTTAATAGAGAAACACCAGCAACACTCCAAGAAATACCAAAGAAGAGATTAGAGGAACAATTCAATCTCAAACAGGAAATAAAAGGAGAGAAAAACCTTCCTTCATTTTTACCAGTCAAACCACACATAGATAGGAAGAAACCTGTTGTAAGAGGAGGTAGAATAAAATACTCTTCAGGTAATCCTATGAAATACGGCGGTATGATTGTAAGGAGTTTTCCTGACCACCCAGCAAACAAACCATTAATGGAAACACAAATAGACATCTTACCATAGAAGGTTTATCGCAAGGTTGTTAGGACTATACTTATCACTTCTCCAATCTCCTTTTATTGCGTTTGCCCTCGCCAAATATCCTTTACGACGAACAGGGTCTAAATGTTTAGTCCAGTCCTCATAACCCATCTGCCCGAAATTAACTATCCTTTTGTCAGGTGTAATAATCATATACTTCTTATCAGGGTCAGGACTTAACATCAAAGGAGATGCGTCTTTATCTTTATACTTCTTCCATCTACGATTTACGACGATAGGATTACTAAACTTCTTAATAGGTTTTATCATATTTATAATATATTAAGAAATTAATTTGAAAATGTGCTGATAGGTGTTCCTACTGGGATATATAATGTTCCTGTGCTATTTGCTACGAATTGTTGAGATGTATATTCAGGCAATATTGCTTTTGAAAAAGTTCCTCCTGCTGTCCTAAACGCTTCACTCGGTAAAATGAAAGTAGCACTCGCAGTAGTAGGAACACCTATCCTAACACCTGTAGCGGTTGATGGTGCTAAAACAAAAGGATTTGACCCATTCCAAATAATACCTGTAGGTGTTCCCGAACTAAAAGCAATACCACCATCTTCCCACGCATTAGTATCCGTTCCAAACCAAACCTGTCTATTATCAGTTATAAAAAAATTAAAAGAAAGACCATTATTTAGATTTATACAATTCCTCACAAGACCACTCGGTCCAAGTCCCGTAATATTAAAAGGTTTTATAGGTGTGGTAAAAGGACTTGCTAATGTGCTATATCCTCCATATTGAATTAATTGACTATCTTCAGTAAAACTAAAAGCACCTGTAATTAACAAACTCACACCATCAACCGCAGGAGCAAAATTATTAATCAAACTATTAAAGTTCCCTAATCCTAAAGTGGTGAAAGGTGTTGTAGTCCAATTTACTTCATACACCGCACCATACGCTATACTTTGGAAACCATTAGCGACATTAGTGAAATTACCTCCTACATAAATATTTTGAGTTCCACTAACATTATGAGAAAACATAGCATAAACAACTCCATTCGTAGTGAAATTACTGCTGTCATCTGTATATGTTTGAGTTCCACTACTACCATAAGGATTGCCTACAATACATAAATTAGAAAGAGTAGAAGGAGTAGGAAAAGTAGTATTAAAAAGTCCGCCAATATAAACATTATTATTATCACTTGTAATAGCGAAAACCTGTCCGTTAATACCTTCTATTCCTGACGAACTAAACATAGGGTCTATTGTTGGTGTGGAAGTTCCCGCTCCAGCAAATCTTAACAAACTAAATTGAGATGTTGGACTTCCTGCTACACCCCCAAATTGTCCTCCTACAAACATAAAACCTTGTGCTTCGTGAAAAACAAAACATCCCGCCGAACTCGCCAAATTAAATACAAATAAAGGAGGGTTTGTAAATGTTAAATCGCTATAAATCTTTATTTCATCTTGAAGTCCTACCCATATTAATCCGCTTGACGCTCTATAAAATGATTGGACGTTAGTTCCAACTACATCACCAACATCACTCCAACTATAAGTAGCATTTATTCCTTCATTTATAAGCGTAAGATTTTGATACGGAATATATGGTAAGGATATGTTTGTAGTTAAACCTGTATTTGTAATAACATAGGAAGGATAATAATCCAAGTTTTGCGAAAATGCGTTTGTAAATCCTGTTCTCAAAATACTTCTTGGTTCTCCTGACGCTTGATTTGTTTGAATACCTATAGTTGAACCAGCGGTTAATTCAATACCACCTGAAGGAGCAGTTATATTAATATTTCCTGTTGATGTTGTGTTTGTTAGTCCTGTAGTTGCTTCTATGGTTGCCGAACCAGCATTAGTTCTTAATAGAACATTTCCCGAAGTGGATACACTTGATAAACCTAAACCTGTATTTAAGTTCATACCTCCTTTTGCTGTTATATTCATATTACCTGTAGTCGCTGAAGGAGCAGTAGAAATCGCCATATCTCCTGTAATAGTTCTAATCGCATTCCCATTCAAATCAAGAGTTTTATAAATATTGATTTCGTTTTCAACTCCGTTAAGTTGTAGGAAAGTTGTGACTGAACCCGCATTATAACATAGGAACTCCATAGAACCATCTTCATTCGTAGAAGTATTATCCCTAATCGTATGCGTTATACGAGTGTATTCCTGCCTCGCATTACCAGCATCTTTTCCAAATACAGATTGATTGAATAGGACATCTCCCGCCACTCCTGCGACTGGTTTATTCTTATACACTTCCATAGCAACACTCCCAGTAGTATTTGTATTAACAAGATTAAGCATAGGATTTAACGCTCCTCCTGCGGAACTATTTGTAAGAGCAATAGAAGCATAAGTTCCTGTAGCAGTATTTCCTAACGCTAATGTTTGGTCTAATGTTCCAGCACCACCTCCACCTACATTCGCCCAAAGTAGATTTCCACCAGTTCCACAGGATAAAAATTGACCCGATGTCCCTTTTGAAGGAGCGGTTGCGTTGTCTTCGATACATACTGCTTTTAATGTTCCTGAAATAACTGCTCGTTTTTCACCAGTCGCCAAATCTCCTATCCTCGCAGTTTCGGTAAAAGTAGAACCTGAATAACTCCCCATACGAACAAAGTTGTCCGTAGCATTACTCGCCAAATACAAATCATTTGTAGCAGAAGAAGAAAATTGAACTGGATCACAAGCAACAACCCAATTAGCACCACTCCCATTATAAATATCACCATAATTAGCAGAATGATTTATTTGAAAGTTTCCTGTAGTGTTTCCTGCGGTTAATACGCTTTGAAGGTTTTGAGTTCCAGCATTCAAATCTACATATGCTTTAGTTGCTAAATCAGTAGGATTAACAGGCGTTCCTGCGTTTTGAACTATATTACCACCCATATTAACAGGTTCGGAAGCGGAAACAGAAAAACTTCCATTAATCAAAGTGTCCTTCATCGTTTGCGGTCCTTGTGCGACAGGATATTTCAAAAATCCACTCCCACCACCTCCACCACCATTAGTAGTTTGTGCTGTTTGACGGAAGTTGATAGGATTATATATAGGCAAAGGTTCAGTCCAATTTGGCGGAGAATACTCACTCATTTTGTTTATATATAATAAGATTATTTTTTTAATTTTTATACTTCAAAAGGATTTGTTGTGCCTTAACGGCGGATACAATTGAAGCAGTTTTAGGTTCATTAGGAAAGTTCGCAGGGTTGAATGTATCCAAAATAGCAGTCCAATTTGGTTTGAGATAAACGGACATTTCTAAAGTTATGTATATAGATTTCGGAGAAAATAATATTTTTTCCCAATTTTTTTATCCTTATATATATAAAAATGAGGAAATCGAACGATGAGAAACCCACTAAACAAGGGAAAGCAGAATTGATTGATTGGTATAAGAAAATCCCGAAGAAGTATCTTCTAAAGACGCACAATCCTAATTTCAATATTCACGGCATTAAAGTTCCTTTTAGAATGCTTATCATAGGTAATTCAGGTTCGGGTAAGACACAAACTCTCCTAAACTTACTCCACAACTTCGGCGGGACATTTCAAAATATAGCAATTATCACAAAAAACAAACACGAACCACTTTACGAGTATTTAGAAGATAAAACAAAGGAGCAAGGTTTAACTATCACAGAAGGTATAGCAGGACTTCCTGATTTGGATAAGTTCAATAAAGAGGAACAAACTTTAATTGTTTTAGACGACCTCGTTTTAGAGAAACAACAAGGAAAGATAGAAGAGTATTTTATTCGAGCGAGGAAGTTAAATTGTTCGGTAATCTACATATCCCAATCGTATTTTCTTGTTCCTAAAATCATTCGTCAAAATCTTTCCTATTTGATAGTGAAACAAGTATCCTCATTTAGAGACCTCAAATTAATTATGAGTGAATACTCTTTAGGAATAGACAAAGCACAACTAAAGGACATTTATGAAAGTTCTACAGCAGAGAAACAAGATTTCCTACTCGTTGATTTAGAAGCACCACCAAAGGATAGATTTAGAAAAAACTTCAGCGAAATATTTGATATAGACGAAGATGAAGGAGGTTCGATTGGTTGTTTTGGGAAATAATGAAAACTTTTTGGAAATTATTTTGTAATCCTATATTATAAAATGAGTTTTGCTAATTTAAAGTCAAACGCCGATTTGGCGAGTAGGAGAAGTGAGGCGGCACGATTACTCCAAGTTGCGATTGATAATGAAACCTATTTGGAAGGAAAGATGAGGAACTTCAAAGACCCGAGAAAACCTGATGATGTTCCTCCACAATATAAGACCTATGCGGAGTTGGTTGCTGACAATATCACACAGGAACAGAACGCAATTAAGAACTTATCGGATCTAAAAATACCTTATGATATGGGTTCTCAAATCGCTCAATACCTTACAAGTATAGGAAAGTTAGTTTTATTTAATGCTTCTTTCCCTACCATCAAGGCAGACATAATGAAGAGGTATAATATCAAATTGTTAGATGTTGATTTCCTTAAGAACTATCTCAATCGTTTCTTTACACATTTGGAAACTTCCTATGGTTTTACAATTGATAGGGAAACAGGTATGGGTAAAAATCTGTTTTCTTCCGTTTCCGATGCTAAAGCAATTATCCCTACTACTGATGGTGTTAAAGGAAGTGATAGAGGTGTTCTCGGTGATTTGTTTGAATTAGTCCAAACTGCGATTAGGGTTGTAGGTTTTGAAAGTGCTGGGACATTAACCGAAGTTCTCCGTCGTGTAATTGAAGCGATGCCTACACAAAGAGATTTGGATATGATGACAAAATTAGATGAACCAACAAAGAGACAACTCCTCAAAATGTTAAGCAAAGCGTTTAACGAAACAAGATGTCCTGTATCTGCTGAAGTTGTCAAAATGAATAATGCTCTTTTGGAAGCAGTCAAACCAGCACAACTATTAATAGGAAGTGATGAACTCTCACAGACAGGAAGAGATGTGTATTCCGCAAGTGTAGCAACATTACTTTCTCAAATCGAACTCCAATTTAGGTCGTGTGGTGAAACAGAATTATCATTCCTCACAGGTGTTCGTGAAGCAATTAGGAAAGGTGAGGCGATGGTAGAGATGTCGAGACAAGCAGGAGACGCAGGTAATATTGCTTTAGAAATACAAGAACAGGAGATAAGTGATATAGCAAGAGAAGCATTAGGACAGGCAATAGGCAATATCGCAGGATTTCACGAGGAGGAGAATAGAATTATACGCAGACAAGGATACGAAGAGGATATGGCGGACGACATCATTAGTGATGCTGAATTGCGAGGTTTTAAAAATGAAATTGAAAGGTATGTTATAGCAGTCCAACAAGCAGATTTAGATGTTAATTATTCCTTAACAAGCGAAGGTTTGATGGATATTGTTAATTCGGGTATAGGAATGGAGTTGAGTATGTTTTTAGACGCACCAGCAGAAAGAGTGAGAGTAAGTCCAAGATTGAGAGCATTTGGAAGGAGAATTGTTGAAACACTAAATAGGACAGGTAGAAGTATTGAGGATATGCTCCAATTGGTAGGAGGTCAAAGCATAGAACAGCGTGAGTTAGAAGCAGGTGCGGATATTTGGAATGAGGATAATGCTGTTAGGGAATATCGTGGTGGTGATTTTAATCCTGAAGGAAGAGAGTTGTTAAGAGATACAGGGATAGGTGGGGCGGCACAAGAAGGAAGGCGTGAAGTTGTAGATGAACCTCCTAATCTTGTTCTTTATGAAGTTTGGGCGAATATCCATCGTGATTTAGCATCAAAGTATTCACAAGGAGCATTAGAACAACTTTCCCGAAGTGTAGGAGGTTTTTTCTTTGATGCATCTCAAGATGAATGGGTTATGCTTCTTCCTGTAAATATAACTCCTGAAATGAGAAGGAAATTAGTGGAGTTTGAAAGACAGGAACAAGAATACGCATTAGAATTGGAGAGACGAGCAAGAGAACAACCATTATCCGCAGAAGAAAGAGAAAGACAAGACGCATTCCAAAGACAGCAGGACACAGAAGCAAGACAGCGATTAGAACAAATGCGACAGAGAGAACAATCATTAGAACAAAGAGCAGGTGATAGAGCATTTTTAGAAAGGAGAATGAGGGAGAGAAATCTTTATCAAGAAGATTTGGACGAACTGATTAGGAAAAAAGTTAATCCTTTATTAAAGGCGAATGGTTTGGAAGAAATAAAAATAAACATACAGGAAAAAGGTGCTGATGGTAAGACAAAAGTTAGAAAAGTTCCTGTCGCTAATTTAAGAACAGCGGTAATAGATGCTATTATAGCACTACACGAAAGAGATGTTCCAACTATCCTTCGAGATAGAGCAACCAATATGTTCGGGACTATTCAAAAAGGAGATAGAGCAGGAACAGAGTTCGGTTTTGGTGTTAAACGAAGAATTGGCGGAATGATGTATAGAGATGAAGTTAAAATGAACCCCTACGACAGAAAGAAGTTTTTAGAAACTGCTGAAGGAAGAGAGTATATGAACCGACTACCAGCAAGACAAAAAATAATGGATAGGAAGTTTATAGAAGAACATAGCGACACAGAAGAAGGAATGGGTCTTTACAAAATGACAAGAATACCTGTTAGGAAAGGAATGGTTAAGAAGAAAATCGGTTGTGGAATAGCAGTTCAATCTACTCCTACTTACGCAGAGTTCGGGAAATACGCAATTCACCTTCCTCAACTTCATAATAAGAATACTCTTAATATCAAATACAAGTCATTAGGAGCAATCCCTACTCTCAAACCTATCACAATCAGCGATGACTTTAAGGACTTCATAATGGAAACATTAGAAAAGAAATCTGTGAATGAACGAGCGTTGAAGAAACTTCCTACTCACGAAATATCCTACTTTGAACGAGCAGTCGCAGGGGCAGGACTATTAGAAACATTCAAAATGAAAAGGAGTAATACAGACGAGGAGAAGAAAGATTTGGATAGATTTAACCTCCTTCGTGGTGAATTGGTTGCTGGGAACAATAGTGATAAACTTGTAAAGGAATTGCGGTCTTTGATTGTAAAGTTCCTCAATACAGGAAGGATACATAAGGCGGAAGGTATGAACCTATTACAAGAACTCTCGGTATTATAATTTAGGAAAATGTCGAATATTTTTATATTGATAATATATAAATCAATATGAAAACGCTTATCCTCAACTCTCGCAACATTAAAGCGAATAGTGGGAACTCTATTTTTGTTTATGACTTCCCTCGTGGTTCTTTTATGGTTAAAGATGACTACATCGCAGTAGCGGAAATTAGTATGTATTGGAGTGCCTTCAATATTACTTCGGCGTATAGGAATAATCAGTTTAGTTATACTTGGGTTGATGGTTCGGTTCATCAGGTAATCTTTCCTGACGGATACTATGAGGTGTCGCAGATTAACGAGTATCTACAATTCAAAATGATCCAAAACGGGCATTACCTTCTAACATCAGCAGGAGATTTTGTTTATCTTTTGGAGTTGGTAATTAACGCTTCTCAATACGCAGTTCAAATTAATAACTATGTCATATCCGTCGCAATTGCTACTGCTAATACTTGGACTTTACCTGCTTCTCCTACTTGGGCGTTGCCTACTAATCCTATTCTTCCTTACATTACTATTCCTGCTAATAATGAGTTTGGTTTGCTTATTGGTTATTCGGCAGGTCAATATCCCGCAGGAACAATCACAGGCACACCACCAGCACAGGTTCAAACTCCAGCATTTACTTCAGCACAAAGCGAGTTAAGCGATTTCGCACCGCAGATTACACCATACTCCTCCGTTCTTGTTTTCTGTTCTCTTGTGAATAATACTGCTGTCGTTCCTTCACAACTCCTTTTTAGTTTCACTCCTACAGATGCGGGTTTTGGGACATTACAAACATTTAAGACATACGAGTTTGCGTGGAATAAATGTAGTGATGGTGCTTATCCTCAATTCACAATCGAGTTTAGAGACCAACTTGGAAGGGCATTAGTTTTTCAAGACCCTAATACTTTAATTACATTAGTCCTGAAAAACCGAGATGATGATTACTAAACCTTAAAGAAACTATTTATCGATTTAGGAAGTTGATGTTTTGCTTTTTGTATCTTTTCTGTTTCGCTTCTTATCCAATTAAGTAGGAGTTGAAAATTAGTTGTAGAAACAATCTCCCTTTCTTCATCATTTAGGATACAAAACAATTCCTCATCGGGTTTATAGATTGCTCTAAAGTTTCCTAATGGAAGTTCCTCTGTGATTGCTCGGGACTTTAAATACTGACCCTTACAGATTGTAATTTTTTGCTGTTCTAATTTAGCATAGTCCTCTTTTAGTTTCTCGTGCTTCGTATTTATTTCTTCATACATAGTGATATAGTCATCAAACTCATTAAGGAGTTTTTCATATTCTTCCTTTAAGGAGTTGTAATCCTTATACCACCAATTAACTAAAGAACGGAACATTTTATATATTTTAGCAATATTTTATTTTTTCCTAAATAAACGAAAATAAAATAATTATCTTTCCATAGAGTATAAAGAAGATGTTAGTATTCCCTCGACAGAAAGCACAAGGAGGATTTAGGATTGCCTCAAACAAAGGACAGAACTTTAAGCGACTATTTAGTCAAAAAACAGAGGGGAAGGGTATTCCTAAAGAAATGATGGAAGTTAAGGCAGAACACCCTTATAAAATAATGACCCCGAGTTTAGCAAAAAGTATGGAAGGATTGAAAGTTAAGACATCTCGTCCTAAAAGTTATATAACTATGAACCTTTAAAAACAATTTAGGAAACTTTGTTAATTTTTTTTTATTAACATAGTTTATAACAAGCAACTATGGATAATCTCGTCTTTGAGGAAGCGGTTAATGCCGAAATAGACCAGTCGGAGTTCATCTCTCGTAAGTGGATTTATGTTAATGACAACAACTCCCAAAACTACACCTCGCAGGTTATTTTAGACACAACTCCTTTGTCTAACGCTGGTGGATATGTAAATTGGAGTGAAGGATATATCGTGATGCCGTTGGTCGTTCAATTGACCTCCGCAACCGCCGCCTCTCTTCCTGTCCTTGATGCTTCAGCAAATACTCAAGCAACTCAATCTTGGGCGTTGAAGTCGGGTTTTTGGAATATGATTAACTCTATGTCCGTCGAGTTTAACAACCAAAATATCGTTCAGCAAACTCCTTTTTTGAATGTCTTTAGGAGTTTTAAGGCACTTACTTCTTTTAGTGCTGATGATGTTAAGAATGAAGGAGCAACTATCGGTTTCATACCCGATACTGCGTCTTCTTGGGGTTTCTGTCCTTATGGGGCGGCGAACACTAACTTCCTTCTTTCCTCTGGTGTTGGTCTTTCTAACAACCGCCACGCTCCCGTGTATCGACAGGATTCACAGGCAACTTATTTACAAACTGCCTATAGCGGTGATTTATCCACACAGGGTAAGGGAACGGGTGCTGTTCCTGATAATGTTTATGTCGGTAGTAAGAGTTCTCATAATAGAGGTTTCGCCGAGCGTCAGTCCTTCCTGACTTATAACCCTTCTATTTCTGCTACTAAAGGAAGTGCTGCTACTAACACTCTTCTTGGAACTGCTACGGGTCAGGGTTGTCTCAATCAGGGTTCGATTATGGGGAATGCTTCTTGTCTTGGTCTTTACCGATCCGCACAGGCGACGCAAACTCAAGATGGTTCTATCATTTGGAATGTTTATGCTAAACTTCGTCTTAAGGATATTGCTGACTATTTCGGCAAAACTCCTCTCCTTAAGGGTTCTACTATGCGTTTCTACATCAACACAAATCAGGCAGTTCAGTCCTTCACTCTTGTTAAAGGTGATATTTCTACTTCCAGCGGTGCTTCTCCTACTTATGATACGCTTACATTCTCTTCTCCTGCCGTTCTTGGTGGTTTGACTAATCCTCTTCAGGTCGCTTCAGCACAACTCGGTAATGCTCTTGGAAATCTTCCTGCGGATACTTACACTCTGTCTTGCTCTATTGTTAAGAATACTAACTCTTCTCAATCTGCTTACACTTTGGGTCAGTCCCCGCTTACCGCTTGTCGTTTGTATTGTCCCGTGTATAAGTTCAATCCTATTGCGGAACAGCGTTATTTGTCTCTTGCTCCTACGAAGCGTGTTGAATACACGGATATTTTTCAGTATCAGTTTGCGGGAATTGGTGCTGGGAGCAACTTCAACTTCCTCGTCACCAACGGCATTCAGGATATTCAGTCCGTTCTCGTCGTTCCTTTTCTTACTGCGGGTGCTAATGCTAATTCGAGTGGAACTGCTTGGAGCACTCTTCTTGCCTCCAACGCTACTTCAGGTGCTACTCCTGACCCTATCCCTCTCACCAACTTTAACATTCTTGTTTCAGGTGTCAATCTCTTCCTTAACAACCAACTTTACGACTACGAGCAGTTCAATCAGGAACTTAAGTCCTCTAATCAGTTGAACGGAAACTTGACTACTGGTTTGACTTCGGGTTTGATTAGCGAGGACGACTTCTCAAAGGGTATGCGTTATTACTACGGCAATTGCTCTCGTATCCTGCCGAGCGAGGTTGGTGTTTCTCGTTCAGTCCAAATCATCGGGCAGAATGCTTCTTCTCTCTCCTGCGACCTTATGGTATTTGTGGAGTTTAAGCGTCGTATGACTATTGACATTCAAACGGGAGCAAGGTTGGAATAAAATGTTTCTCTATTGTATAAGATGTTTGGAACAGACGATAGAGTAAGGACTACAGGTGCTTTAGTAAGAAGCGTAAGACCTATCCAACCTTTAATTGTGAAGGAAATGGCGATTAAGAAAGTTAAGCAAGAAAATAATCTTTTGATAAATTAGAGAGTAGTTTAGCAGATTTCCTTTTTGTTGTGGAAGGCGAACTTCTCCTCATTAGACCGCCTTAGGACAGAGGAAGTCCGCCGTGCTCATAACTCGGAGGTCGTTGGATCAAAACCAACAGGCGGTATTTCCTTTTATATCTTTCTTTCTTTAGGAAATATATAAAAATGATTGGGGAACATTTTGACTTTTCAAAGTATTTAGGAGAAAATGCGATAAAACCGAAAAAATAAAATATTGTAATAATATATAAAGAAATGGAAAACGAAGATATTCTTGCCGACTATAAAAAGGGTTCTCCTATTACCTTGAGAATGAAGAATGGGGAAAAGATTACGGGCGTATTAAGGCATAAACCGATGAAATATGAACTTAAGATTTTTGGACTAATCATCTTCGACCCTACGAAAACATTTGAAGGACAATTCGCAGACGAGCAGAAACGGGAGTATGCCGACAGATGTTCTAATATGCGTGATATGAAAATTACAAGATGTAGAATTATGGAGATTATTCCTTGAGGTATATTTTCTTGTGTTTTATTCCCTTATGATATTTAGGAATATTATCTTCTTATATATTATAACAAACAATATGCCGAAAACTGCTATAGAGATTATCCCTCATCAACTTCATTTGACGAAGGCACAGAAGATAAACCTTATTAAAGGAAAACCTGTGAATGTGTCTCACGCCAATATGGGTTCAGGAGCGGGTAATGTTGTGATTACTCTCACTCCTACTAATGCTCGTAAGATGATGACTGCTTACAAGAACGGGAAAGGAGTTCGCCTGTCTATGTCTCAACCCGAACTTATGGGGACATACAAACACGGCAAAGGATTTTTTGATGATGTTGGTAGTTTCTTCACCCGTGATATTCCTACTTTCTTTACTTCAACTGCTCCTCGCTTTCTTATCCGTGATGCTGTCCCTGCTGTTGTAGGAGGTTTGACAGGCATCGCAGCGGGGGTTGCTGGTGCTAATCCTGTCTTGGGAGCGGTTGCTGGGGCGGCGGCGACTGCTGGAACAAAGGCGGGAACTGATGCTCTTGCTGATAGTTTGGGTTTAGGATTGTATGGGGTTTCCGCTTCAGGAGGACACGGACTATATGGAGTGATGGGTTCAAAAGGAGGGCGAGGAAAACTCTCAATTACTCACGGCGGAGGAAAGATGAAGAAAGGTTCTCCTGAAATGAAAGCACATATGGCGAAACTCCGTGCTATGAGGAAAGGTAATAAAGGAGAGGGTATTCTTGATGACATTAAAGCGGGTGCTGAACGAGCAGGTCAGTTTGTAAAGGAAGGTGCGAAGAAAGCAATCGACTTGGTTGGAGGAGAGAAGGCGGCGAAAGATTTGGGAATAAAGGCAGGAAAGATGGTTCTTGACCCTTTGGCGAATGTAATTGGAACTGCTGTTGAAAAGAAGTTTGGTAAGTCCGCAGGAGAGGCAGTTAAACTTGCTATGAAGAAAGCGGGTGCTTATGGTTTGGATAAACTTGACGAGTATGACTTGACAGAGGAAAGTGCTGAAGCAATTAAGAAGGAAGCAAAAGACCTTGTTATTGATGAGGTGAAGGAAGCAATCGACAATCTCAAACCTGAAATTAGGAGTGTTGCTCTTGAGGCGATGATGAGTGGGGGTAGTAAGAAGGAGATGCTGAAAAAGGGTGCGAAGAAACTTGGGGATAAGGCGAGTAAGTATGCTTTGGAGCAATTGAAGAAACCTTACCAAAGGAAAGCAAAGAAAGTGGTGGAAGATTTGGGTGATGAACTCCTACCAAATCCAATCGGCGGAGAGGGTGTGCGTCAATCTAAACCTTATCGGCGTGTGATGAGGGATACTTTTAATGCTCCTGTTATTACTAATCCTGTAGGAAATGCTCCTGTCGCTAATTTTCGTCCTAATCCTCGTGTTATGCCTTCTTCTACTCTTATGACACTATCGCCATTTCAAACTCCTACTGCTCCTGCTATGAACCCATTTGTTCCTACTACTTACGCTCAAGAAGGAGGTCAGGGAAGCGGTTATGGTGGTATTCGTCTTCAGGGTATTCGTCCTGCTGATACTCGGGGTCATAGTGCTATTCAAGTGCGGGGTGCTTCAGGAGGTCGTGGTCTTTACGGAATTAATCCGTAAATAATTTCTTATCCTAATATAAAATGCGAACTTTAGGGAAAGGTGTAAAAACTCGTGGTTGTCGTGTTGTAGGGAATGGTTTGTTTGATTTGGACTATACATTTTCCGATGAAAGAAGGAAAGAGGCAGAAGCAGATATAAGGAGATTACAACGAGGGGAAGGTTTGTTTGATGTTTTATCAGGTAAGACAACTTTGGACTTTGGTAAATTAATGGAAAAGGGTTCTGCTGATTTAAGGAAATTACAAACAGGGAAAGGTTTTGATGATGTCATTAATCATTATAAGAAAGTCCAAGCGGAAAAAGAAGCGGAAAAAGCGAAGGAATATGCCGAAAGGAAAAGTCGTCTTGAGAATGCTGATGCTAATTATCGTGCTATGGTGGAGAAATATGGTTTGAAAGGAAATGTTGGGAATGGTATTTTTGGAGATTTGGTTGAAGATGCTCTTATTGAAGGAGGAAAGAAGTTGTATAAGTTTGATAAGGAACACGGCAGTCATCTCAAGGAAGGTGTAAAGTCAGGATTTAAAAATATGGTTTCAAACTTTTTCAAAGGTGGGAATGGTATTGAAAGTGCTACTCGTTTTGGGCGTGGTAAAGGTGGGGGTAGAGATAGACCTCCTCCTATTATGAACGAGCATAGGCGAATGATACTTGAAGGTAGAGGTTTCTATCCTGATATGTCGTATCTTGATGTTATGCCTGAAATGGTTTATCCCGCAGTTCTTCCTGATGTGATGGAAGGTAATGGTTTGCTTGATAAATTGAGTAAGGATAAACGATTTAGTTCGTTGCCTAATGATGATGTTTCAGGTTGGATAGAAAAGGAAAGGCGTTCTACTGGATATTACGACAGACCTGCTATATTGGGTGAAGGAATGTAATTTAATTTTCTAATCATAATATAATAATGTTAAGCAATTATGATTTAAAAAGAATAGCGGGGAAATTAGACCTTCCGCTTGTTGATGTTGTAAGCAAAGATGAACTCAAAGGACAGAAGAGGCAGATTGGGAGTTGGGTGATAAACCTCCAAGACGAAGATGCGGGTTCAGGAAGTCATTGGGTTTTCCTAAAGATATTTAGTGATAAACTCCGTGATGATAATTCAAATGAGGAAGTTGATACAAGTGAGGAAGATGAAGATGAGTATTCCTTGATGGAGAAGAAACACGAAGTAGGTGCTATTTACTTCGACCCATTTGGAGTGTATATGCCGAAAGATGTTTTAGAGTTTGTCAAACCTCTCCGCCCTAAAGTAGTTAGGAATGATAAACAAATCCAAAATATAAATGGAAGTCAGTGCGGGTGGTATTGTTTGGCGTGTGATTATTGTTTGGAACATAAGCAATATGGGAAAACCTATTTTGACGATTTTAGGAGATTTTTAGAAATGTTTGATGATGATCCGAAAAAAAATCTCACTATATTAAAAGCATTCTTTAAACCGCTATGAGTAATAACAAAACAAGGAAGAAAGGTAAGAAATGTGTGTTCGTTGATTTGACATTTGGATACAAAGACCCTGATAATGTCTGTTGTGAATGCTATGAACGGATATATGAAACTCCTATGCTGAAGGCAGGTAGTAAAAAATATCATAGGAGGTGTGTTGTTATAAAATATATGGAAGAACGACAAAAATATAATATTGAGGAAGTATATAGTTGTATTTATTAGATGGTGGATATTTTCGTTAAACCCTTTATGAAATATGCGAATGAAACACATACAGGAGTATTTGAAGTCCCTCTTTCGAACCAAAATGAAATCCTTGATACTGGAATTATTAAGAATGCTTCGGCAGTTAAAAAAAGGATTGCTGATAAGAATAAGATTGCGGGAGATTTCGGTCTTAAAACATCTGTTTTTATTAATCCTAAAAAAGTTGCTGATGAAAAATATGGTTTAGGAATATCGGCACAAAAGAATAAGGAGGCGGTTTATAAGTGGCGTAAAACTCCTGCGGGACAGGATAAGTATAATGAATACCAAATGGAGTTGTATAAGAAGTTGAGTGCGAATGATGAATGGAGATTGAAGTATAATGAACGAGCGAGGGAAGCGAATAGAAAATGGAGAGCGAAGAAAGCACTTGAGGACGGCAGAACTCAAAAGAAAAAGGAAAGGGAGGAAGCACGACAGGCGAAATTAGCAAATAAGAAACCTGTAGGAAGACCTGCGAAAAGAAAAGTTCAGGCGATTAGTTATGACCCAATAACAAAAATGGATACGAAAGTTAAATATTCTAATAGGAGTGTTTATCAACTTAAAAAACCAAGAAAGCAAATCGGTAAAGGAATGTATGACGAAATGTATGATGAAGGAATTGAGTTCTGCGACAAACCCTATTATGACAGCACAATTTTCGTTTAGCATCACAAAATATTTTGTCGGTTGATAAATAATGAGACCATTTATCAAGCGAAAATTAAAAACAGCAAAAAACGAGAAAAGTCAAAGGGGGTAGTATGCGAATATCGAAAAAAATCGCAATTTTAGGCAATTTACTAAATATTGTGCAAAATGAATAATTTTAGGCATAAATAATAATATATAGGCATATTATAAAGCGTCGATATGAACTCATTTAGAAACGCTCTTCGGGCATTAAAACTAAACTCCTTCGCCGATGCGAAGTCGGGTTTGAAAACTTCCCAATACTCCTCTCTTGCGAGTAAGTATAAGATTGTTCCTACCTACAAAGGAAGGAACTTGGTAGAAGGTGGTGATGCGTGGCGGAAGTTTATTCGTGAAAAAGTTGTTGAACGAGCAGGAAAGGTAAAACCACTTGCGTCAAAGAAAAGAGGTTTTATCCCTACCGACCAAAATGTAATTGTTGGTGGCGACCCTACTAAAAAGAAAACTGCTTTGAAACTTGTTGGAAAGAAATCAATTCAAAAGACAGGAGTTTTTGACAAACAACAATTCTACTATTCAGGGATAAGCGATTTGAAAGATTTGTTTAACGCAATCAACAGGAACAAAAAAGGTGCTGTTAATTTTATCCTTATGTATCAAGCAATAGACAGCAACAAAGTTCTTGGTAGAACATTACCTATATCCTATGCGAAATCTTACAAGGAGTTTGAACGAGCAATTGAAGAAATCAATACACGAGGTTTGACAGGAAGCGACCCTTTGAATGAAAGTGAATATGAACTCCTTTTTGAACCTTTCTATATTACCTATGTTGATACATCAGGTTTCAGTAGGAGTGATGATATTATTTTCAAATGCGAAGGTATTAAAAGTATGAGGAAGGTTTGTGGTTGGGAGTGTATGAAGAAGTGTGGTTGGGATAAATCTAAACCTGAAGAACTCCTAACGCTTGAAAACATTATGTCTGTTATACAAGAAAACAACCTTCCTATTAATGTTGCGTTGAATACTATCCATTTACACACATCTCACGATGAGATAATAAAAGGTAAGGAATGTGTGAAACATTTCTACAAGAACAAGAAAGGATATGAAATACCAACCTACCGAAAAAGGATATACGAAGGTTTGCCGTTAGAACCTGTTTATTGTCATAAAGTAAAGGAAGCACAATACACAATAATATACGACGAGTTCAATAAACATTTTGATATATCCGTAGGAGAGAAACTTGTCTTTGAAGACAATATTTACTTGACTGCGGAATGTAAAGTTATGAAAGATGATAGGATACTATTTACTCCTAAACAAATAGTTATAAATAAACTAAAGAAAGAAGAACTTGTAAAGGAAGTTGAGTATCTATTCTTTGATTATGAAACAATCATAGATTTTGATGCGAATACTTGTATGCGTGAATATTCTGTTTCTATCCTACGATTGACTGAAGATGAACTTATCCAACTTGAGAAAGATGACTTGAATGAGCGTCAGGAATGTATTGACCTCCTTCGTAAGAACAAATGTATAACTTTTATGGGATACGATTGTAGCGAACAATTTATTAAATGGTTGATTGAAAATCAAGAGGATAAGAAGTTTGTGTTTGTAGGATTTAACAATTGTAATTTTGACAACATTATCCTTTTGAATGCGTTGTTGAAACACAACGAACATCTATCCAAATTAGATTACAAAATATCCAGCGTGTTCTATTCAGGAAGTTCTCTGCTTAACTTTTGGGTTAATGAGACGCACGAATGCTTTGATATTCATAAGCACTTGTTAGGAAGTTTGAAAAACAATTGTGATAGTTTCAAAATTAAATGCTGTAAGAAGTTGGAGTTTTCACACGACAAAGCACAGCAACTACATAAGGAAGGAAAACTAATGGAGTTCATTATGACGAATGAAGAGTTGAAGAAATACAACGAGTTTGATGTCCTTGCTACTGCTGTGTTATTTCAAAAGTATAGGATTGCTTTGACAAATATCCCCGCTACTGAACCTTATGCGAAAGAATTACATTCTACGAAGACGATTGGAAGTTTGATTTGGAAAGTTTTTAGTGATACAAAGAAGAAGAAAGGTTATGAACTACCTAAACTCGAATTACAGGAATACAAAGACCTACAAAGTTGTAAGATTGCGGGAAGGGTTGAATTGTTTAATGGGGTTCAAAAGATACAGGAACGAATGGTTTCTACTGATGTCTGTTCTCTGTATCCTTATGTTATGAGTATTCACAACTGCTACTATCCTTGTGGTAAGATTGAAAGAGTATCCTCATACAGAGGAGCAGACACAATTGGTTTCTACTATTGCGACATAGACCAAAGTTGTTTGAAGGATAAGAACTTGCCGAACATCTATGCTTACAAAACAGAAATATCTAATGAGTGGGACTATGAAGGTGTGATAGGCAATTACTTATTGTCTAACATAATGATAGAACTCCTACTGAAGTATGGTTGTAAGGTTGATATTAGGAATGGTTTTATCTTTAGTGATAAGAAAAAGTCCTGTGATATGTTTGATTTTCTTCTTGACTTTATGAAAGCAAAGAACGAACAGGATACTTTCAATAAGCAGAAGAACCCTAACTACAATCCTGCCTTGCGTGAAACTTTGAAACTCCTTATGAATAGTTTGAGTGGGAAAGTAATTGAAGGATTACATACCGAGAAGACAACTTCAGTTGATAATATAAAAGATTTCCTTGAGATAGAAAAGAAGGCGACCAGCATTAATTATATTAATATCGTAGGTGAGAGTGTCTTCCTTACTTATGAGGTTAGTGAGGAGAGTTTGATAAAAGACCAACGACCGATTTACTTGGGAGTTCTAATCTATGATTACGCAAAACGATATATGTATGAGATGTCATATTCTAAAATTGGAAAGGATAAACTATTCTATACTGATACTGATGCGAGTAAGTTTCGTCATCGTGATTTTGAGAAATGGTATGATTGGGTGAAGAAGGATAAAGTCAAAGTGCCTTGCTGGGAAGAAGTGTATGAGGTTGATGCGAGGTATAAGAACCATCTAATCTATGATCCGAACTCCAAAGTATTTGGAAGTTTCGAAGATGAACTTGCTGATTATGAAGGTGAGGAGTATCTGTTCTATTGTCTTGAAAAGAAATCTTGGAGTTATTCTTGGCGTAAGGGTCAGGATTGGAAGAGTAAGTTTAAGTTCAAAGGTATTAATGGTAGAAGTCAAATCCTAACATTAAACGAAGAATGGATAGATACTTGTATCAAGAATAAGAAAGATGGTGGGAAGGAAATATACTACAGAATAGGTGATGGTAGAGAACAAGATGTTTATGAATACTACACAGCAAATACAGATAAGAATATTGAGGAAGGAAATGTAATCAGGTTCTTCAATCAAATATACGAAACAGGCGAAGCGTATGTTTTATGTTCCTCATTTAGAAAGATTGTGAAGAATACTTTACACGGGGTAGGAGTGGAAGATACGAATAAGTTCAATAATGACTTCAATAGGATAAAAGTTTGTTTTCAAATGAAACATCTAAAAATAAAATCTAAAGAGGATATAAACGAAGATGAAGATTGTGAAAGTGAGGAAACCGAGTAGAATGGAAGTTCGCCATCAGGTAGAACGATTAGAACCAAAGGCACGAGGTAGGATTAATATTTCGAATGATAGAGATTTTATCTTTCCTGATGATGAGTTTGTTCCAGAATGGAAAGATGATATGCCGAGAAGCAGTAGTTATATTGAAGATATAGGTGATTTTCTACGAAGGAGGAATGCTATGGTAAAGAAAGTCCCTGTCATAGGGAAGTATAAATACGAACCTCCTTCAATATTACAAGCAAGAGAAACGGATAAGAAAGTTGAAAGGACAGGGAAGTTGGTTTATGATGCCGAACCAACTACACAAGAAAAGGCGATGAAGAAATATATCCATTACGCAAACAAATATAAAATCCCAATCACAACGAAAGAGCGTGGAAAGAAAACGATTGCTGAACTCGCAAAGGATATAAATACTTACGAGCAAAACCCAAAGAATATGGCGAGGATATTGAAACAACCTATAGATGCGAAGTATAAGGAGAGGGGTCTATACTTGATTGATGTTTGAGAACTACTATCTCCTTTGTCGTTTTGTATTTCTCCGTAATCTCGTATTTTGTATCTACTTCAATTATGTTATACTCCTTAAACTCATTCACAATTTCGGGAGAGTAATCGTATGATAAGATAAACTCTCCTTTGATTTTGGAAAGAGTATCTTTCAAACTTTCAAGCGAAACTTCGTTTTCGTATCCCCAACCCTTTTTGTTCTTTGAATACGGAGGGTCGAAATAAAATAGTGTATTAGGACTATCATACTCTTTCACGATTTCCTGATAATCTGTGTTATGAATTATGGTGTTCTTTAGTTTATGTTGGAAGTGAGGAAGGTTTCGTTTGAGATATGTGAGCGGTTCTTTTCTGTTGTTCTCACCATAACACTTCCTACTACCCGAAAAGGAGTTCTTCGTAAGATATAAGTTCCTAAACAATCTCTCCTCTATAGAGTTGAATTGAGTAGTGAGTAGGAGATTATTAAATATCTCCTTACTCATATTCGTTTCATCAAAAGAAAACGGAATAGAACTTATGTCTCGTATATCCTCATACATAGAGATAATGTCCTTATCTAAATCGTTAATGACATTCCGCTCTGCGAGAGGTTTGGCGAAAAATAAACTTCCTCCACCTACGAACGCCTCTACATAGGTGGAATGTTTGGGTAGAATTGATAGAAGGAAAGGAACAAGTTTGGTCTTTCCTCCTATCCTGCTAAATGGTTTCCTTAATTTTTTATCCATTTATATAGGAATAGATAAAAAATATAGGAAAAAGGATATTTACTATATATTATTTACTATATATTTTACCCTT